TCCTTACTATCCTAGTAGAGGAATTACAGATAAGTTTGAAGAAATTTCAATTCAAACTCAACAGCCTAATCCTTACAAAGGAGCGGAAAAAATTATTGATAAAATGGAAGAAGCTTTTTCAAAGAAAAGTTTAAATGATCCTGATTTTGGTTTTAAGCTAGAAGACTTCTTACCATCCGCTGAACCACAATCACAAGCGCCGTTGCCGCCACAACCACAACCAAATCCACAAGTTGTAAATGCACAACCTAATGTTATGCAAACCGGATTAACTGCAACTGAAAGTGCTTTATTATCTGAGGATGAAAAAATATTAAAACTAAAACAGCGTGGTATGCTGTCGTAGTGGTGGTTGATTTAATTACAGGCCAGAAAACAACAAACACCTGAACCAACCTAGGTCGAAAGGCAGACCCGAGGCCCACTACTACCCCAATTCTTAAATCCAATCTTTTAACTCTTCGCCCATAATTTCTGTAGCGATGTTAACTTTTTGTCTTAGAGCTTTAACAATTTTTTCATCAACCGTACCTTCACAAATGATGTCAATATAAGTCATAGGTTTTTCTTGACCAATACGATCTATTCTAGCTTCAGATTGTTGACGCTTCTCTAAGTCATAACCATTGGAATAATAAATCATTGTAGATGCTGCAGTAAGTGTGATACCATAACCGCCCGTTTGTGGTGTACCTACTAAAAATCTAGTTTTACTTTCTTTATCTTGAATGAGTTCAATGTTTTTTTGTCTATCTTCTGTAGATGTATCACCAAAGTATGTAACAACAGAATCATCACCGTATTTCTTTTTAATTTTGTTTACAATAGTTTGAATATCATGTCTGTAGTGTGCCCAGATAATTGCTTTACCTTCGACTTCTTCTAATACATCCATTAATTCATCTAGTCTTTTTGATTTAAGTTCTTGAACCGTACCATCATCTGCTTTGAAATGGCCACAAGTTATTTGATGTAATCTCATCAACTGAGTAATGACGGTAGCTGATGTTTGTAGTTTACCGTTCAACACAGCTAAAGCTTTTTCTTTCATAGTTTGATAAAGTTTTTTCTGCTCATCGGTGAGTTCAATAACTCGTTTCATGTAAGTCTTTTTAGGTAAATCTAAACAATCATCTTTTAAACATCTGTATGAAAAAGGTTTTAATTGTTCAGATAGTTCTGCAAGATTTCTGTAGCCTACAACAATCTCAACTTGTCTACCGGATACATTTATTTTTCTAGAAATTGCATAACGTGTTTTGAATGCGTAAAAATTTTGTTGCTCTAGTAACCATGGGTCTAAAAAATTACATTGCATAAATAAATCTAACGGTGATTTTGTTACTGGTGAACCTGTCAAAATTCTTTTGTATGCAACATGTTTACCTAATTCACAAATTGCTTTACTTCTAATTGCTGTATGATTTTTAATTGTAGTAGATTCATCAATCGCCATTAAAGTGGTATGGCAATTTAAAAATTTCTTTGCAAACATTTTACCTTTTGTTGTCGAGAACGCTTCAACATTCATAACTAAAATTTGTAAATCATGTGATGACTCAAATATTTTTTCGTATTCTTTTTCTTTTTTCTTTGAGTTTAATCCTTCCCACATTACAACTGATTTCTCTATGTGGTCTGGCATATGAGTAGGTATCTGATCAGCAAACCAGTTCTTGTAAACACCTTTAGGTGCAATGATAAGTGCACCGTTTATTTTGCCTTTATCATAAAGCATAGCAATATTATCGATGAGAACTTTAGATTTACCGGTACCCATTTCCATGAAGTACGCGAATAATCTCTCATTCCAAGAAGCTTCAAGAGCTTTTAACTGATGCTCAAACGGCTTTGTTTTAAACTTATATCTTAACATAATAACAACAATTTAATTTCTAATTTCTATGGACAAATATAACTATTGATGTAGATATGTCAAATAGAAATATGAAAAATAAAGTTTACGTAATCCAGGACATTCCTGGGACAAGAGAAGGACGTCCCAAAATAAATATCATTGGTGCGGCAGAATTTGGTACACTAAAAGTATTACTACCAGAGAATGCACAAATTATTTTAAGTGCGGGTCCATTAATATTTAAATTAAGACAACTATTAAAAGATTACACGCCGGAGGATTATTTACTACTCACAGGAGACCCTGCTATCATTGGTGTAGCATGTTCTATAGTGTCTGATATTACAAACGGAAAATACAACCTATTGAAGTGGGATAAACAAGAAAGAAGATATTATCCTATTGAAATAAATTTATATCAAAAAATTTCAGACAACGCTTGACAAACGTAAAATAAGGGATATATAGCTTTTAAATGCAAAAGAAAGTTATACAATGTCGATAAATTTTGAAGAAGATAAAGTTGATTTAATCAAGACGGTCGCTGACCCAAATACTCTATCAGAAAAAGTATTAGAGTTAAAAAGTTTAGAAGATGAAATCGCGAACGCAGAAGCGAGCATCAAGAAATTAAAAGAGAAAGCAAAAATTATTTCTCAAGTTGAGATTCCTGAAATGATGAACTCAATGAATTTAAAGAAATTAAAGCTAAAAGATGGTGAGTCTGTAGAAGTAACAAAGTTTTACAGCGCATCTATCCCGGAAGAAAATAAAGCGGGGGCTTTTACATGGCTTCGTGAAAACGGCTTAGGTGATATTATTAAAAATGATATCACTGTTACCTTTGGTCGTGGCGAAGACAACAAGGCGGCAACTTATGCTGACCTTGCAAGAGAAAAAGGATTTGAGCCAATTCAAAAGATTGGTGTGAATCCTCAAACTCTTAAAGCAACGCTCAGGGAGCGAGTTGAGTCCGGACTTGATTTGCCTTCTGAGCATTTTAAAACGTTTGTAGGTAACCAAACAAAAATCAAAAAGGTCTAAGGAGGCCTATTATTATGTCACAAGCTAAACCAAGCGACACCTCGAATACAGGCGTAGCAAAAAAGACAAACACAGCTGTTGCAAATATGTTTGAAGCAGATGCGTTTGCAGGCTTACAGAATGTAAAGCAAGAATCAATTGCTTTACCAATTCTGAAGTTGTTACAGAATAGTTCTGGAGAGGCACAAAAGCGTAATCAAAATTACGTGGAAGGTGCTGAACCTGGAATGTTTCTGAATACAGTTACTAAAAAACTGTATGATGGTGATAAAGGTATTATGGTTATACCTTGTCATTATAAACTAGAGTACCAGGAGTGGGCTGATTATGGCACAGGTTCTGGTAGACCTGAGAACATCTTTGCAGATGACTCAGACATTCTATCTAAAACTGAAAAAGATAGTATGGGTAAAGACAGATTACCAAATGGTAATTATATCTTAACTGTCGGTCAACACTACGTGTTAATCCTATCGGAAAACGGTGGTGCTGAAACTGCTTTGATTTCACTAAGTTCATCACAAGGTAAAATCAGCAGAAAGTGGAACTCAATGATGATGGGTATCTCACTTGAAGGTAAAGATGGGGTCTATACTCCGGCATCTTTCAGCCATATTTATAAACTAAACTCCGTACTCAATAGTGGAAAAGGTAATCAATGGTATGGTTACAATGTTTCACTAGTTGGGCCAGTAGAGAAACCGGCTCTTTATGAAAGAGCAAAAGCGTTTCATGCTAGCTTAGAGACGAAGTAGAACAAGCGGTGGGGCGCAAGGGTGGTTTGAGTCCATCGCGCCCCATTAAACTGAAAGGGACATATGCTAGAGAAATTTAGAGAGATATTTGATGGGCTAAGAACGGCCTACGGTATTACTACAAAGACTGGTGAGATTCGTGCGAGAGACGGGAAGCACGAAACGAGAAACAGTATTATAAGAAGCGAGCCAACAGACGCTTTATATCAAAAACATTTAGATGGAATAGAACCTGGATTAGGTATTGTACCCATCAATGAAAACAATCTTTGTAAATGGGGTTGTGTAGATATTGATGAATACAATTTAGACCATCAAGAAATTATTAATAAAACAAAAGACTTTCCGGTATTTTTATTTAGATCAAAGTCAGGTGGTGGTCATCTATTTATATTTACAAAAGAATGGGTGCCAGCATCATTGATGCGAACTAAATTAAAAATGTTAGCCGCGCATATTGGTAAGTCAGGTTCAGAAATTATTCCAAAACAAGATGTTAAACGTTCGGACAAAAGTGTGGGTAGTTATCTAAATCTACCATACTTCGGTGGTTCAAGAACGACAAGATATGCTTTCAATCAAAATACAGAAGCGATGTCATTAGAAGAATTTTTTAAAACATATGAATTTAGAGCAATGACAAAACCACAATTAGAAGAATTTGAAATAAAAGTTAAGTCTACAAAAAAAGAATCGAATAGTGATTTTGAAGGCATACCTCCATGTCTTAAAACTTTATTAAGTATGAAGGTTGGTACAGGCGGTAGAAATGATACGCTGTTTCATTTAGGTGTGTATCTTAAAAAAAGATTTGAGAAAAACTGGAAAGGTAAAATGTTAATCTACAATGAAAAATACTTTGATCCGCCATTGAGTGAAGATGAAGTTTTAACATGCACGGATTCAGTTGAAAAAGAAGATTACAAATACAAATGTAAACAAGAACCGATGCATAGTCATTGTGATCCAATGGCATGTGCAATGGTAAAGTATGGTGTAGGTGACGGAGATTTACCTGGCATAGCACCAGCATCTGTTGAGAAGTATGAATCAGATCCACCTATTTACATTGTATCAATTGATGGTGATGAAGTTGAATGTGATGACGAAACACTTTGGAATCCAGATAAGTTTGGTATGGCATGTATGAACCAGACTCAAAAGATTATGGACCCGGTTAGTAAACCAATGTGGAGAAAGTTATTAAAGAAATTATTTCAAGACATTTCATATTCTCCTGCACCCGAGTCTTCTAAGTTAGATGTGCAAATGAAAGATCTATTTGAAAGATTTGCAATGCGTGCACCAGGAAAAGATATTACACAAGTTAGAAAAGGTAAACCGTTTACAGAAAACGGATCAACCATATTTAAATGGTCAGACTTCTGGACATTCTTAAATAGAAATGGATGGGACACTAGAAAGATGACAAGTATTAAAACACAAAAATTTTTTATCGACTTGTACAATGGTGATGAGAAGTCTCCTAAGATTGATGGCAAGACTACAAGAGTTATAGAAATTGCAGAACAAGAAATTATGAGACCGATTGTGAGAAGCGAGCGAAAGAAAAAATCTTCCTTTCAAGTTGCAGAAGGTGGTGAACAATGAAACGTGTAAAGATTCCAGGACCTCCAGGTACAGGTAAAACACATAGATTAGTTCACCACTATCTAAACGATGAAATTAATAATAAAAAAACTCCGCATGAAAAAATACTTTATGTAGGTTTTAGTAATGCTGCTGTGAATGAGGCCAGAGAAAGAATTAATAAATTATTTCCTGGTAATCAAATACAGATACTAACTCTACATTCACTAGGAAAACGAACATTAAATTTAGATTCAAACAAACTATTAAAAGGAAAGCGTTGGGATGAATTTAAATTAGCTAAAAGCCATAACGACATAGATTTTGACAACTCTACAGATGAAGACAATTCTACAATTGCTTTTAAATCTGATGAATTAAAAGTTATTCAATATACAAAAAATAAAATGCAAGGTCGTGATGATGTATACGACAATGCTTTTGAAATGGGTGTACAAGACGAAATAGATGTTCACAAAACAGAGCAACTATTTCAAGACATCGAAGATTATAAAGCCGATACCGGTATGTACGAATTTTCAGACATGATAAAAAAGTTCATTGATGAAGGCTGCTCTCTGTCCCTTGATGCAGTCTTCTTAGATGAAGCTCAAGATCTGAATCCCTTGCAATGGAAGATGTTTTTTCAAATAGAAGAAACATGTCAACGATCTTACGTTGCAGGGGATGACGATCAAACGATATTTTCGTTTACAGCAGCTTCGCCTCAACAGTTTATAGATCTATCCGGAGACATAGATGCTCAAATAAATTCAAACAGGGTTCCGTCTAAAATACATGAAGAAGCTGTTTCTGTTTTAAACAATATTGAAAATAGATTAGCAAAAGAATGGTTACCAAGATCAGGTGATCCAGGTTCAGTCATTGAAGGTACAGATTTAGAAGAACTTAATCTTGATTTTAATAAAGAAAGCTGGATGATATTAACTAGAATAAATAAACAACAGGACGAAATTATACGCTATCTTGAGACAGCAAACTACTACTTTTTTTGTCCAAAAGCAGAAATAATTACTAGACAAGTTATTGCAGCGTGGAGAATTTGGGACCGATTAAATAAAGGTGCAAGTGTTAGTGGAGATGAGGCAGCTATATTATATCAATTCTGTACCGTTCAAAACGGACAAGTAAAGCGTGGTTTTGCAAGTGGTAAAACTGTCAGTAAATTATTTACAGTTACTTTAGAAGAATTAAAAGAACATCATGGTTTACTAATCGAAGGTGATTGGACAAAACTAGATTATAACGATACACAAAAAGAACATATTCAAGCCCTTTTAGATAAAGGTGAAGATCTTTATGAAGATCCTAAAATTACAGTATCTACAATCCATAAAGCAAAAGGTAAGGAAGCCGACAATGTTATTTTATTTACAGACATGAGTTGGAAACCTTACACTCAGGCATGTAAAACTAGTGAACTAGAAGATACAGAGCACCGTGTATGGTTTGTAGGTATAACCAGAGCCAAGAAAGTATTATATTATATGAATCAAGGCTCGAAATACATTTATAAACCAGGAGAAAACATACAATGACAGATAAATCTTTATTTGAAAAAGCATTTTATTCTAAAAATGCAAAAGACAGACAAGAAGGCGGCGATCATTACAAAATAAAAATACAGCCGTTTGATTTTATCATGGAAAACAATCTTAATTTTTTTCAAGGCAACGTAATTAAATATGTTGTGAGATATTTGAAGAAAAATAAAATAGAAGATTTAAATAAAATTAAACACTATTGTGATTTAGAAATAGATAGATTGAGAAAGGAGTGGGACCATGAAGTTTGATGAAGAGTATTCATTTTTACTGTATGTTGGAGTCACATTAACAATTATACTAATAACTGGGATTCTTGGAATATGACTAGAAAAGAATATCTTAAAAAATACTATCTAGAAAACAAAGAGAAATATAATAAACAATCTAGTAAATGGTATGCAGACAATAAATCAAGAGCTCAGTTTAATGTTAGAAAATGGAGAGCACAAAATAAAGAA